CGTTTACCTATAAATCAGGCGGAAGGGGTCGATAATGGCTAAGTTCAGCAAAAAGGTCGGCGGCAAAGAAGTGGGCCAAGCTGAAGTCTATGCAGAGCCCCATCAGATGACCGGTGCCGCAGGCGTGGATCTGAGCAACAACGGATATGGTCCTGCCCCCCAAAGAAACACGGCAAACGAAGTCAATATGTCTGTTGGCAACATCAGCCGTAACGCAGCGCCCGGAGAAAAAGTTTCTGGTATTGAAACCCGTGGAAATGGCGCAGCAACTAAAGGAAGAATGGCTCGCGGGCCGATGGCATAAATGAACTACGCCACGCTCTTCGAAACAATTAAAGGGTATATCGAAAACGATCTACCAGATACCGAGTTTACGGACTCGGCTGGTACGGGCACGGTTACTTTTACTTCGACAGAGCAGGTAAACACATTTATTCAACAGGCTGAGCAGCGGATATACAACGCGATTCAGTTACCCGCACTGCGCAAAAATGTTACAGGGAATTTAACAAACGGGAATAAATACTTGGCTATGCCTTCAGATTGGCTGGCTACATTCTCTTTATCTATTATTGACCCAATTACAACAGCGCAATCATTCCTGCTGAACAAAGACGTGGAGTTTATCCGAGAGGCTTTTCCAACCCCGTCTGATACGGGCACTCCTACCCACTACGCAATCTTCGATAACAATACAATGATTGTCGGCCCCACGCCAGACGCAAACTATGGCGTAGAAATGCATTATTACTACTATCCTGAATCAATTGTCACCGCTAATACAACGTGGCTTGGAGATCATTTTGATTCTGCGCTGCTTTATGGTTCCTTGCTTGAAGCTTACACATTTATGAAGGGCGAACAAGACGTGATTGCAAACTATACGGCTCGGTATAATGAAACTCTTGCAATGCTAAAACAGCTCGGCGAAGGTAAGGATCGTCAAGATATGTATCGTACTGGTCAAGTGAGGTATCCTGTAAAATGATCGGCGCACTCTTAGGCGGTATTAAAGTTCAAACTACGGACGGACGTGGATTTACGCCCGAAGAGTTGGCGCGGCGTGCTGTAGACAAGATTGTGTATGTTGGAAGTAATTCCCATCCTGCCGTACGGGAGCAGGCGCAGGCATTTAAAGACGAGATTTTTGGAATTATTTTGTTTTACCTTAGGGAGACTGTGGCTCAAGACCGCACCACCCTTGCAAACCGGCTGCGAGAAGCGGGCCACCCCGAACTTGTAAAACTTTTGGAGATTTAAAATGGCATTCACAGGCAACTATATGTGCACAAGCTTTAAACAAGAGCTTATGCAGGCTAAACACAACTTCACCGCTTCTACGGGTAATACATTTAAACTTGCGCTATATACAAACAGCGCCTCGTTTACTGCTGCTACTACGGCATACACGGCTACTAACGAAGTCGCTAACTCCGGCTCTTACAGTGCTGGCGGTGGAACCCTTACAAACATTACCCCGACCACATCTGGTACGACCGCATTTACAGACTTCAATGATCTGTCGTTTACCTCGGCCACGATCACGGCCTACGGCGCTTTGATTTATAACAGCAGCCAAGCGGGTAACCCAACTGTGTGCGTTCTTGATTTTGGCGGTGCTAAGACTTCTACTTCGGGTACGTTTACGATTATTTTCCCGACAGCAGACGCATCAAACGCAATTATCCGCATTGCCTAGGAATGAATAAGTGGCGACATACAGCGGATGGGGTTCTGGGCCTTGGGGCTACACGCCTTGGGGAACTGACAGCACCGACGTTGATGTCCCACTAGGTGGTTGGAGTTACGGAGACTGGGGCAGTAACGGCTGGGGCGCAGGTAATGCAGGTGTAACAGGTACTGGGCAGGTAGGTTCTGTAACGGTACAGACGGTAGTAGATGTTAATGTAAATGTTACTGGAGTTGAAGGTGCTGGATCGGTTGGATCCGTTCAGGTTGCTGCGGATTCAAATGTAGGTGTTACGGGTGTTGAAGGGTCTGGGCAGGTTGGATCTGTTCAAGTTGCCGAGGGCGTAGATGTAAGCGTTACCGGGGTTTCTGGTAGCGGTGCGGTTGGAAGCGTGGCGGTGGCTGCTGGGGCAGATGTAAATGTTACAGGTGTTGAAGGGTCTGGGCAGGTAGGAAGTGTAACGGCGGCAGCTGGTGCAGATGTAGATGTTACGGGTGTTGAAGGTTTAGGTGCGGTAGGAACCCTTGATGCTACGGGCGATGCTAATATAAACGCTACCGGGGTTTCAAGTACCGGGCAGGTAGGAAGTGTAGTAGCACAAGCTGGTGCAGATGTTGTTGTTACTGGTGTTACAGCCACGGGGTTTGTTGGGACCGTAACAGTTTCGGCAAACGGTAATATATCTGTCACGGGTGTTGAGGCGGTTGGCTTTATTGGGCAAGTAGAAGTAATTGAAAACGCCGATGTAGATGTAACTGGGGTTGCAGGTGTTGGTGAGGTTGGTCAGGTCGAGGCGGTTTCAAACACCTCGGTTGATTTAGTAGGAGTTTCTAGCACTGCCAGCGTTGGTTCGGTTGTAGTTACAGGAAATTCTGTAGTTTTAGTTACCGGAGTTTCCGCTACTGGATTTATTGGGTCAGTTCTGATATGGCAGTCAATAGATGACAATCAGACTCCGAACTGGCAGAATGTTAATGATTCACAGGGATCTGTTTGGACACAAGTAAATGACTCGCAGACCCCAAATTGGGTGCCGTTAGCGGCATAGGAGCAATAAATGGCAAGCACGTATTCTGCGTTAAAGATTGAGCTTATTGGTACCGGAGAGCAATCCGGTACTTGGGGCGCCACGACAAATACTAACTTAGGCACCGCGCTTGAAGAAGCTATTACGGGTTCAGCCGATGTTACCTTTGCCAGTGGCCCAGTCACCCTTACCCTAACCGATACCAACGCATCCCAGACAGCCCGTAACCTGCGGCTAAATCTTACAGGTACTTCAGGCGGAGCTCAGAACCTTATTGTCCCCGCTATTGAAAAACTCTACCTAGTAAATAACGGATGTGCTGATGCAATTACTGTAAAAAATTCTACCGGTACTGGAATTGCAGTCCCCGCTGGTAAATCGATGTTTGTCTTCAATAACGGGACAAACGTAGTTGATGCAATAACCAACCTTTCTTCACTTACTCTTGGATCGGCGCTTCCAATTGCTTCTGGCGGAACCGGTCAGACCTCCGCCTCGGCGGCCTTTAACGCACTATCCCCCATCACCACGACGGGCGACCTGATACTTGGCAACGGGTCAAACAGCGCCACCCGCCTAGGCATTGGGTCCAACGGGTACGTTCTTACTTCAAACGGCACCACGGCCTCGTGGCAAACCGCCAGCGGTGTATCTACAGGCAAGGCAATCGCTATGGCGATGATATTCGGATTCTAAGGAGTTTTTAAATGGCAAACCCAAATATTGTTAACGTCACCGTAATCAACGGCAACTCGTCGCAGGTGTCGTTGGCTAACACCTCGGCAAACCAGCTGGCGAGCAACGCCGCGTCGAGCAGCAAGGTCTACAAGATCAACTCAATCGTCGTGGCAAACACCAACGGAACCGCCGCCGCAAATATCACGATCAACGTCTACTCGGCGGCTTCGCTGGGCGGGACGGCCTACCCGATTGCGTCTACCATCTCGGTTCCGGCCAACTCGACGCTTATTGTGACGGACAAGACCACAACGTTCTACCTGCTGGAGAATCAGTCCATCGGGGCGACCGCGGGGACGGCTAACTACCTGACCGTGGTAACCTCTTGGGAAGAAATTACCTAAGGAAGTACCGATGCCCATTCACGGCTATCTGGCGGGGCTCATATCGGCCCAATTTTTCTCGCCATCGGCGCTGCCGAGCGGCGGCGTTTTCCCATTAAGTCAGCAGTTCCAGCTTCAGGGGCAGGGCTACTGGCCCACGAACCTATTCGCCGACTTCCTCGTAGTTGCGGGGGGTGGAGGTGGTGCATCGGGAACTGGTGGCGGTGGCGGAGCTGGTGGTTATAGGTATTTCACATCGCAAACGTTGACCGTTGGACTCCCGCTTACGGTCACCGTTGGTGCTGGTGGAGCCGCAACCGCTTATGGTTATGGTTCTGCCGTTCCAAATGGTAGTAATTCTGTTTTTAATAACATAACCTCTGCTGGTGGTGGCGGTGGGACTGCCGGGCAAAACGGTGGCGGCACAACAAATGGTGCGGCTGGCGGCTCCGGCGGTGGTGGTGGTTATAACGGAACTGGTGGCGCAGGAAATACGCCAAGTGTTTCGCCATCACAAGGAAATAATGGTGGCAATGCTCTAGGCAGCGGGGAATATCCATCAGGCGGTGGTGGAGGCGCATCTGCGGCTGGCGGTTCATATAGTGGATCAACGCCCGGTAATGGAGGCGCTGGCACAGCAAGTTCTATTTCCGGTTCGTCAGTTACTTATGCGGGGGGCGGTGGAGGTTCTGCAACAAGTTCTGCTGGAAGTGGTGGCTCTGGCGGCGGTGGTGCTGGTGCGTCTGGTACAAGTTCGGCAACATCAGGAACAGCTAACACTGGTGGTGGCGGTGGTGGTGCAAGAAACAGCTCAAACAGTGGGTCGGTCTATGGCGGTGCTGGTGGTTCTGGCATCGTAGTTATCAAAATCCCCTCAACGCACTATGGCGTGTTCTCCTCAGGGGTTACCTACACGACAATCACATCCGTTGCGGGCTACAACATCTACTCGGTGACTGCCACCTCAACAACATCTGAGACTGTTACCTTCTACGCTGGTGCGCCCGTTGACTTCTTGGTCATTGCCGGGGGTGGTGGCGGGGGTAACGGCTCTGGGAACTCTGCTGGTGGTGGAGGTGCTGGAGGTTACAGAACTTCTGCTGGCACTTCTGGTGGGGGAGCATCTGCCGAATCTAAACTCTCTCTGTCCTTTGGAATTGCATATACAGTAACTGTTGGTGGCGGGGGCAACGGATCAACAAACGGAGCTGGCGGCTCTGGAAACCAAGGCAGCAATTCTGTTTTATCAACAGTCACATCTACTGGCGGGGGTGCGGGATCATACGCTGCGGTTGGTGGAACAGGAGGTTCGGGCGGTGGTGGATGGGTAACAAATGCCGGAGGTTCTGGAACCGCTAGCCAAGGTTACAACGGCGGAGCCGGAGCGTTTGACGGAACGAACTTCAACTCAGGTGGTGGTGGGGGTGCAGGAAGCGTTGGTGCTGCCGCCACAACAAGCCCCAATGTCGGCGGCAATGGAGGAAGCGGTGTTGCCTCATCTATAACTGGGTCATCTGTTACAAGAGCATCTGGCGGTGGTGGTGGAACAAAACTTGGAAGTGCTGGAACCGCACCCACGGGGGGAGGAGGCAACGGCTCAACCGCATCAAACAACGCATCTAACGCAACTGTAAACACCGGAGGCGGTGGAGGTGGTGGAGGTGGTAACGGAGGCAACGGCGGATCAGGAATTGTCGTCATCAAGGTTCCCGACAATGTAATCGCTACTTTCTCGGGCGGGGTGACATCCAGCCTCTCGGCCTCGTTGTCTGGGTTCAACATCTACTCCGTGACGGCAACAAGCACGACCAGCGAGACTGTGACATTTAGCATCAAGCCCTCAACATTTAGCGCAGACTACCTTGTTGTCGCTGGGGGTGGGGGCGGTGGAACAGGATCTGATGGCGGTGGTGGCGGTGGTGGACAAGTCAGAACAGGTACTTTGTCTGTTACCCCCGGTTCTTCTTATACAGTTACAGTTGGTGCTGGCGGGCTAAAGTCACAGGATAGTTCTCAAGGCACATCAGGTGGTTCGTCAGTCTTTGCCTCCATTACATCTACTGGTGGTGCTGGTGGTGGATCAAATAACCAGACCGGATCTAGCAGCGGATACACTGGCGGTGGTGGCGGTCGTAACCAAACTGGTGGTACAGGAACTAGCGGATTCTCTGGTGGAACTGCTGCTTCTAACTTTGCTGGTGGCGGTGCTGGTGCTAATGGATCTGCATCTGGAAGAACACCCGGAGATGGTGTTTATGTTTCTGCGTTTTCTTCTTATGGTGCTAGCGGGTACTTCGGTGGTGGTGGCGGAGGCGGTGCGTCAAACACATCGAGCAACCAAGCCGGTGGTTTAGGTGGTGGTGGTTATGGTGGTGGTAACGGAAGCGCAGGCCAAGTTGGTACAGCAAATACTGGTGGCGGCGGCGGTGGTGATGGTGGCGGTGTGGCTTCTGGTTCTGGCACTACTTCTGGCGGCTCCGGTATTGTTATCATTAAAGTGCCAAACTACTGCAGGGCAACCTTTTCTGGTGGGGTAACACAGTCGGTATCCACCGCCGTGGCTGGGTATAGCATCTACACAGTAACCGCTACTTCAACAACATCTGAAACAGTAACCTTTAGTTAAGGGGCTTTAAATGGCGCACTTTGCAAAACTTGATGAAAACAATGTTGTGATCTTTGTCACAGTGGGAAGGGACGAGGATAATGGCAAGGAGGCGGAGCTGACTGCTCGGACTGGGGATGTCTACAAGCAGACCTCCTACAACACCCGTGGCGGGGTTCACTACACAGACAATGCCCCCTCTGCCGACCAGAGCAAGGCTTTCCGCAAGAACTACGCTGGTCTGGGCTATACCTACGATGAGCAGCGTGATGCGTTCATTCCTCCGAAGCCCTACGCCTCATGGGTTCTAAATGAGACAAGCTGCCTGTGGGATGCGCCCGTTGCCTACCCTGACGATAACAAGTTTTACTCATGGAACGAAGAGACAATCTCTTGGGT